AAAACATACCGCCCTCGCATGACGAAGAAAAAACTCATAAACATGATGTCCACCAAAAAGCGTGATATCATGCTTGCCGCTTCAGCTCCAGGCAACAATCCCGACCCAGCCGCTGCTACTACCCCCAATACCAGAGTCACTATTACTGCTGCTACCAACAATCCTTCTGCCGCTGGTGTTCACTGTTTCGTGAACTGTCCTACTTGGCGATGGCTTGTTCCCAACAATGCCAGCTACCCTGCATATCGAACAAACACTCGTTGCTTTCTCCGAGGAGTATCAGAGGCGTTCACTCTGCTGCCTAACGACGCCACCGTCTGGTTTCACCGCCGTGTAGTTGTGGGAATAAAGTCAATCCTCGGTCAGACCGTTCCCGGTCTCTCTAACGCCATCGGTGCCCAAAACGCCGCTAACGCCAGCTCCTTCCGGCAGATGCGCGATCTCACTGGTCAGACCACTGGTGGATACCAACAGGTGTGGGACTATGTTCAAGACATCTTATTCAAGGGCGTTAAGACAACTGATTGGGACGATCAAATGAGCGGTATCATCGATCGCGCTCGTGTCGATCTCTATTACGACAAGAAGTATGCCATCCGTTCCGGCAATTCTGTTTCCAGCCCCAGGTTCAAAACTCTATGGGCTTCTATCAACAAAACCCTCCAGTACGACGATGAGGAGAACGGCATATCTGTCACACCTGCCCCTTACAGTGTTGACAATAAAATTGGTTGTGGAAATATCTATGTATTCGATTTCTTTGAAGCGCCTGTCCCTATCTCTACTACTACGTCAACCTTGACGATTGACACTCAGCAAACTATATATTGGCGCGAAAAATAGGGCTGTCTACAGCCACAAAAATGCAATTCTTGTCCATCCAATCCACATCTGCCTGTGAAAACCCCTTGTGAAACTTCTTCTCTCCTCCAGGCAACACTTCGTACATATCCTCTCTAGGATCAGTATTGGAAAGCCATATGCTTGGCTTACCCCACTTAACCAAAGCAGGTTCCTTGTACAGACATTTCACAGTAACCCATGCCTGACATCCCAACCACTCCTTGAATGAAGGGAAAAACTTAATCCCGCCTCTGATGTCATCAAACACGGCATATTCCACGTCGACACACTTGAGACATTCATCTCCGGACACCAGTCCGACGCAATATGTATGCTTTCCGAGAGATCTCGCCCACAGTGTCTTTCCAGTTCGAGACTCTCCATATACGCATACTGACAACACTCTACCTATAAAAGTTAACACACATCCATACGCCTATCTCTCAGACCGGAAGCCAGGGGCCCCGCGGAGTGGGGAAGGCTGAGAGGGCGTGTGCGGCGAGCACATCGGAACTCATTACTAACCTACAAGTGGCTCTCCCAATCCAATACCAGATTGTCGTAACCAATCATCTCTTCCATCAACATCTCCTCCGGTGAAAGTAATCCCTCCTGGTGACTCATACTCGGCAGGACGAGGTGCGAACTTCCACTCGACGTACTTTGAAAGTTGGGTGAAAGAACAAGCCGCACTTTTGGGATCCAACTCATGTACCAAACTCCAAAACGATTCCTTATCGACTGCTCCCGTAATCTTAGCCCACGTAGCCACAGATCCATTAGAGCGCTTTCCGCTCGGTTCGGGTCGCTCGAGTGACCGGTAGACGACGTCATCATCTTTGATACAATAGTCGTAACCCTTCTCTGGTGTTCCCTTAGATGGTGAGATATTCGGATGGTGACCCTCAACATCGAACACATCAGCTTTTCGGAATCGTCTCTTCCTTCCAAAATCAACAAAGCAGTGGAGGTGAAGTCCTCCATCAGCGTGATTCTCTCTTCCAATGACACATTCGAATCCAGCCTCCCATAACATGTCTCCAACTGTGTCACCTGACAAGTCTCCACATTGAGCGTAGGTGAGTAAGGCATAACGGCAGTGTAGGTCGAATCGCGGCATGTCCAAAAAAGTCCCTGGGCAAACTAATGTTATAGCCCAGGGACAGAGGGACACTCTGTACCTATAAATACCTCATCCCCCTCGCTCTTCGGACTTCAAAAATGTCCGACCATCCCCACTTTCAACCCCGAGGAATAGTCCGAGCCACGCCACTTTCCCGCCAAGATGCCACGCTTCAAGAACAGGCGTACCCGCTACGCCCAAAGAAGAAAACGACCAAATACGAGGCGATCACCCGCCTATGGTCGGAAGCGGACAAAGAAAACATACCGCCCTCGCATGACGAAGAAAAAACTCATAAACATGATGTCCACCAAAAAGCGTGATATCATGCTTGCCGCTTCAGCTCCAGGCAACAATCCCGACCCAGCCGCTGCTACTACCCCCA